AATTGAGCCGTTCAGTGGCTGGCTCTGCGCTGTTGCGGCTCCGCGCTGACCTGTTCCGTATTCAACAAACGCCGCGTATTCTTTGTCTGTGTATACTTCCGCCGTGATTTCGCCGCCGTTCGCTGTCGCTGGCTTCATCGTGATACTGTTCGCCAGTGCGCCTGTGTCGACTGGTGCGAGTGCGCGTGCTTGTCCTTCGACTTCCAGCGCGGCTCTGTTCACTGCTTCCGCCACGCCCTTCGCCTGCTCCAGCTTGCTATAGCGTGCCTGGATTTGACCCAGGTTCTGGAAAGATATAGACGCACTCATAGCTTTACGCTCGTTGCGGCTATTAAAACGTGGCTATCTCGCGGCTTTATTGATTGTACGACATAAACTTTTCCCGCGTATTTTAGCCTATCTCCTATCTCTGCGGGCGATAAAGGAGCTATTGTGATAGTCAGCTCCGTGTCTTCGTCCAAGCCGTAGTTCTCAATAAGCCGACGGCTCACTGATGTCTGAATATTGCCGACGATTTTTCCGACCGTTACGTACGTGGTGCGGTTACTTCCGTCGAAAGCCTTCGCGGTCTGTCGCTTCAATAGCTCGGCTTCCTTGTCGTAAAATGTCCGCGCCACTGCGGTCTTCATATTATCTAGCCCCCGCAACGTTCGCCCTCCTATACGGTGCCAGTAGCTCTGCAAAGCCGCCCAGTAACTCGCTATCTGTCGCGCTTGCGTAGTAGTTCTTCACACCGTCTTTGTATGAGATTGACTGACCGTTGTCGCTGATACTCTGGACTGCCTGCTCGATGTTGCCGTTCGCTTTTTGTTCGCTTGCTTGCGTTAAACTTGCTACGACAATTCGCGCTACAATCCTTTCGAGTCGCGGTTCGATTTCGTCGGCGTTCAGGTATAATTTGACGCGGTCGGCGATTTCTTCAATAACGAAGTCTTCGAGTGCTTCGTCGCGTTGTTGTTCGTTCGAGCGTAGACCGTTCAGGTGTGTCTTTATTCGCTCTTTCTGCTCCTTGTTCACGTTCCTCCTTATACCTGAATAAGGCGCCGTGTAGCGCCTCGTTCTTAGTCTTCTTTTGGCGCTTCTGCCTTAGCCTTTTTTGGCTCTGGTGCCGCCTCTTCGGTTACCTCGACGTAGTGTTCTGAGTTAATCATCATCTCGATGACTGCCTCGTTGGTTACTCGCTCGAGTGTGCCTGTTGTTACGTTTTCGAAAGTTCTCACTTTGTTCTCCTTGGTGGCGTTGGCGGGGTTGCCCCCGCCTCTGCCTGCTACTTTGATATTACTACTAGGCTACTGTTGCGTACTTAATCAAGTCAGGTGTTACTGCCTTGGTGCCGTAGTTGTAGAACATCTCTGCGGCGTAGTCGTTTGACAAAGGTAGCTTCTCTGCGTCGTATTGTGCGACAATCAGTGGCTGTGCAATTGCGCCGTCTACGAAGGCGATTGCGTCCTTGGTCTGGCGTACGTTGCTTACTACTTCTACACCGTGGAACATTTGGATTTCTTCAGCGTCTGTGGTTATGCCGATTTTTACAGTGTCTAAGTAGTTGCGTAGTTTACCGTAGGCTTTTGGAGTCAAAGACAATTTAATCATCTCGCGGTCAACGCCGTCGACGTACTCGTTCTTTGTCGTTTCGATTGCCTGGATGAGAGCCTCAACCTTGTCCTGAATTGTTGGCTCTGCTGTTACGACTACTTCTGAGCCTTCCGCCTCGGCAACGCTGAAGAACTTAGCGTCAGTTTCTGAGATAACAGTCTGTGCGTGGTTCTTCTTGCGGCTGTCGATAATGCCAGGAATACCGCGTAGTTTGATGTCCTTCTGTGCGATTTCTTCGACAATTTCGCGGTCTGTGTCGATTTGGACAAAGACCTTACCCTTGTTGTTCAAAGCGTCGCCTTTGGCTGCTGTGCGGGCTGTGCCGTAGTTTGCGCCCTTCGAGTTTACAAAGCGGTTTGCTTCAACGCTACCCGTTGTTGGGTCGCCTGACAAGTCCTTGTTCTTAAAACGTGCGGCTAGTGAGCCTTTCTGGATTGACTCGATAACGTAGCCGTAGCTCACAGCCAGTTTATCTTTGTCTGTGTTGCTCAAAATGCTTTTAGCGTCCTGTGCCATTTTTATAATCTCCTAATTTTTAGATGACGGTTACTTCACCGTATTTTTGAGCGCTTGTGGCGCTGTCCTGTGGAGCTTTCGGTGTGCTTCCTTTCAGTCGCTCTGCTACTGCGGCTTCGACAGCTTTTCCAAACTGCTTCTCTAGTGCCGCTATATTCTGCTCCTGCTTTTCAACGTCTACATCTACTACCAGCTCTGCCAATTCGTGGGATATGCCTTTTTCGATAAGCACGTTCTTCGCGTTGAAGAGGTTTTCTCTCAACGTGATTTGTCGCTCTTTCTCGGCTAGCTCGCGTTCCGATTGCGCACGTCGCTCGGCTTCGCGCTCCTCTTCGCTAAGCTTGGCTTGGCGGTCGTACTCGGCTATGCGTCGGTCGAGTTCCTTGTCGTACTTCTTGCGCTCTCTGGCTAAGCGACTCTCTACCGTTCTGTCTACGTCTTCTTGTGTAAACAGGTGGTTCTCTGTCTGCTTATCCTCCTGCGTGGCGTTTTCTACTGCTTGCGCTTCGTTGTTTTCGGCGTTGTCGTTTTTCACCTTAATCTCCTTTTCCGTTTTAAGCTCGTCAGCTTTTCTTAAAGGTTGCCGTTTCAGTTCCGTCGAACAAGCTCGGCTTTAGTCCTGCTTGCTTAAATTGTAACATATTTTAGAATAAACTCTCATATACTTTTACTTCGGCGTCGATTTTCAGGAAGGGCGCGTTTATTTCCTCGTCGTCTGAGAATTGCTCGAAGTAAATATTCCTCAGGCGTCCTGTGTTCTTGTCGACTACCAGATAGTGCGGGCGTTTGAGCTTCGTTTCCTCGTCTTTCGGCGCGTAAACGATATAGCCCTTAATCTCGCCCACGTTTTCGTAGCCCTTGCCTACTAGTAGCTCGGCTCTGCTTGCTGTTATGCTCATCTCTTCGCTCCTTTCTTCGGTTTCGGTTGTGTTTTGCCTGATTTTCTCACGATATACGGAAGCATTTCCGTGTCAATTTTGGCGTTGTCTATGCGCATAAAGCCCCACCTGGTCATTTTATTTTTATATGGCGGCACGCCAAAGCTCTCGCCGTTCTGCGGGTCGATAAACCTCAGCCCGTCTGGATTGCCTGCCGTGGATTTCACGCGCTCAGCTACTAGTGTATGTCCTGAGCGTCCGTTGCGGGCGTAGAAGAATACCTGAAGCCTTGCTCCGACTGGCAATTCCTTTGTGTGGCTGACCATTTCAGGATACTCTGACTTGTATAGTCTGCCGTCGATTTTCTTCCAGCCCAAAAAGTCGACCTCCTTCTTCCAGAGCCACTCCATTTCGCGTATGGTTCCACTAAACTCGCGCCTGAGTTTCGGGGTGTTTGGCAGTGCTTCCACGTCATAGCCGCGGCGTCTTAATTCGTATGCGGGGACGCACCTCTGGCAGTTGCTCTTGTAGCCTCCACCCTCGTCGTAGCGTGGATTTGCCTTGATAGCGTCCTCTGGTTCCATTGGCTCGCCCTGCGTGCCGATGACGTCGTTAATAGTATAGTCGATAGGTGGCGCTGTTGGTTTCGCGCTCAGCGTTTCCTCGCCTCGTCCGCTCTGCCAATCGTCGAAGCTTCTATACTTCTGCACTTCGCTCGGTGCTGTGTCTGCGTCTTCGCGGTCTTCTAGGCGTGAGCGTCTTAGCGTTGGCTCTGCGTCGTCGCCTAGGTATGCTCTAATCTTCGAGCGACAATTCGGGTGCATTGGTGGGCAGTTTACGCCTACCTCGCGCTCCGATAGCTTGAAGCGCTTGTCGTCCAGTGAGCCACATATTTCGCTGGTGCGCGTGTCCAGGGTCGCCATAAAGACATACTCGGTTATTCCCAGCTCCTCGTATAGCCTGGCTTCGGCTTCGTTCTCAAAGTAGGTCGTTTCTGTGCGTATAAGCCTCATTGCCTCGTAGGCGCCTACGTCGAAGCGCTGGCGCACTTCTCGGGCGAGGTATTGCGGCGATTTACCAGCCAGTAGCCCTGCGGCGGTGCGTTGGCTCAAGTCCTGGGCTAGCCTGTTTGTATTGTTCCAGATATTCTGGCTGTAGTTTGCGCCGTTCCATTGCTCGGCGAGCATTCGGTTTAATCGCCTTGTGTTTATCTGTGTAAACTGTGCGCGGCGTCCTGTGGTTTGCTCGAGGTCGTAGGCGGTTCTCAGGTAGCTTCGCTTGATAGTTTCGGCGTGCGCCTTCGTGGAGAGTTCTATGCGTGGCTTTGTGATTGTCATAGCCTCCGCGTAGATGTTGTGCTTAAACTCCTCGAGGCGTGTTATTCGCGCCTTGTAATTTTCCTTGATGTATTGACGGCTTAGCTTGCCCTCGGCGGTTTTCCAGAAGCGGTCGGTTTCGCCTCGGCTGAGCAATTCCTTAAGCTGACCGACGTCTATTCCCGTCTTGTCGCTGTACTTCTGATAGGTTCGCTCGATGTCGCGCTGGACAATCTTCGCCGCGTCTGAGTAGATTTTTGCAACGTTCACCGACTGCCTGTCGATGTGTCGGCTTATGTCTGCGCCGCGTCTTTCGGTGCGCTGTTGCCAGTATTCCGCGGACTTCACGCGCCTACTCCTCGGCTACTTCTGGCTCTGCTGGCTTTGGCTCTGCTGGCTCGATTGGCTCGACTTCTTCTAGGTTGCTGATGTCGTCGGCGTTGCTTGCCTGCTCGTCTTCCTTGTCGGCTTTCAATCGCTCGATGACTTCGCTGGCGTCGCGGACAAAGGACAGCTGGCTAATTAGCGTTTCGTCGTCGACGTGGTCGGTTAAGTTGTTTATCATCTGGCTTACTTCTAGGTCGTTTGCTGGAAGGCTTCGCGTAAACTTCGCGTCAACGTCGCGGGCAGTGATTGGCTCGGTGTTGTTCTTGACCTTCAGGAAGCTTGCATAAATTGCCATACGCTCCATAAGTCCGCGCTCAAAGTAGCGCTCCTTGGTCTTGATATTCTGCTCCATTGCCAAAAGCTTATATTTCAGGGCTACGCCTGAAGAGTTGCCTGCAAAGTTCTCGTCTGACATATTCGGCGTCTTGCTGATTTTGTGGATATCTTTCTCAATCGAGGTGCGCAAGGTTTCGGCGTCTGACTCGTTTAATTGCTTGACGATGTATTCAATTTTTGCGTCCTTCGGTATCGATGAGATGACACGGTTATCTCTCAAGTCCTGCACTTGCTGTGCGGTCAGTGATACGCCATAAAGGGCGAGGATTGCGTCGACCAGTTGCGCCTTGTCGTTTATTCGGTCGCTCTGTAGGATATTGTAAACGTCAATCAATCCGATAACGCCCTCAAAGTCGCCCGTCCTGGCTGGGTTGTTGCGGTATTCAATCACTGGGACGTCGCCCATTGCGTGCGCGTGCTTTGGTTTTACCTCTGTTAATTTCTTAGGCTCGGCTTCGGTTGTGTATTCGGCTACGTATTCCTTGTCCGCGATGTAGACCGTATAGCTCTTAATGGTTCCGTTGTCGTCGGTCTGCGGTATGTAGATAATCGCGCCAATTTTCGACTGCTTGACCGTATTGTCGCGCACTAGCACGACGTTGCGCGGGTCGTAGTGTGCGCTGAAGATTGCGCTGTTCTCGTCTGTGTAGATGTACTCGTAGGCGTAGCCGTAAATTGATACGTCGCGGGCTATTTCGCTGTCCAGGTCTGCGATGACCTGGCGGTCGTATTCGTCCATAATTGGCTCGATATTCACGCCCTCTTTGGTTTCATAGTCCACGGGGCTTCCCAAAAAGTAGCCGACATTGACGTCGGTGATGTAGCTCGCGTGGTTCACTACTACCTTGTTGTTTACGCCTGACTGCGTTTGACGGCTGTTGATGTCGTGGTCGCCGAAGTAGTAGTTCTCTAATTTGTCCAGGCGCGCTTTTAATTTCGTGTTGTATTTTATCGCGGCTTTGACTACGTCGACGCTGTGCAGGTCTGTGTCTGGTGCTTGTGTAAATGGTTTAAAGGCTTTACTCATTTTTTGCGGTGTTTCCTTTCCTTAGAATAATCCGCGGCGACGGCTGATGTTGGAGCCGTTCGTCAGTATGTCTTTATTATACAGTACAGGTGGTGATTGCGCGGTGATGTGTTCGTAAATGCTTGCGAGGACGTCAGGTGCGTCGTCGTGTACGTTCTTTCCTTTGCTCTGGTAGCTGACGACGTTGGTGTGAAAAGCTCGCCAGCGACTGCTCCACGATTCAGGCATATAAATGTGTTTCTGTACCCACGCGCTTGATGAAAGAATACGCGCCTCCTTGTTCTTGCTCTGCGGTACTGCTTCTATGACGGTTTTGTTGCTTTGGTATTTTTCGCTGAGCCTGCGCTCGATGTTCTTGCTATAAAGCCGTCCGCCGTTGTTGCTCTCGAAAGTCGCGTTCGTTACGTTGTTGCGATAGAGGCAATCCGCGACCTCGGTTTCGGTGGTGTCCATATTCTCATCTGTAAAGACGACGTCAAGCACGTACGCTTCGTTGTCGATGATTTTATAGACAATCATACAGAGATAGTCGCTTCCTGTGTCTGCTGTGTCGCAATAAGCCCAGACGCGCTCGTCGTCGGTCTGCGGCATAACTGCGTATGTGTTCAGGCTCTTATAAAGCACACCCTTGACGTCCATTGGCTCGCCGAGGTAGTTCGCGGCGGCAATTGCTGGAAGCATTTCCTGCGTCTTCAGGTCGTAGTCTTCCCGCGATAAAATGCTCGGGCAGAGCATAGTTCCGTCTTCTTTGATTGCTTTCAGGTTCAGCTCCAGCACTTTGTCCTCGCCGTAGGAGGATTTAATCCTGCCCGCGATGTCGCCCGTTGCCCAGCGGGTCATAATCACGATAACGCGCCAGTCGCCCTCCATTCGCTGGAGCATTGTGCTTGTAAACCAGTCCCAGATTTGCTGTAGGGTTCGCTCGTTCAGTGCTTCTTCTGCGCTCTTAATCGTGTCGTCAAGCACGAGCAGGTTCGCGCCGAAGCCCGTTGCTGTTCCTTTCGGGCTGGTCGCCAGGTACGATTTGCCGTAGCTTCCCTTCAAAGCCCAGAGTGCTTTACTGCTTTCGCCTGATTGGAGGGTTGTATATGGAAAGATATCGCTATATACAACTGTTTGGTCTTCTGCCTTCTGGCTGGCTATCGTGTTGCGCACGCTTTCGGCGAAGGTGGTTGAGAGCGTTTCGTTGTAGCTCCCTGTCATAACTTTGAGCAGGTGGTTCTTGCCAAAGACCCACTCCACCGCGGTCTGTCCTGTCAGGCTCTTTCCGTGGCGTGGTGGTGCGTCGAGTAGTAAGAATTGATAGCCGTGGTCTTCGGTTAAGAAGTACTGCAATATGTCGCACATTTGCTTCAAGTGCGGTCTGTCGCTTCGATAAAATGAGGGGCGCATAACCTTCGCGTATGCATATAGGCTATATGGCGCTAATTTTATAAGCGCTTGCTTCTGTAGTTCTCGGCGTATTTCTCGAGCCTGTTCCTTGCTTATTTCCTCCACCCCAGCACCTCTGCTACTTTTCTCATTTCGTCAAACGATAACCAGCGGCTTTTTACCATATTGCAACGCTTGCAAGCCGCCGCCATATTCTCCATTACGTAGCCCTCGGCTGGCACTATTCGGTCTAACTGTCGGGGGTAGTCTGTAGTTTCGCAATAAGCGCACGGTCTTTGTCGCACTTCTCTGGCTTGCTCTATGGTCAAGTCAAACGGTATATTCAGCCTCTTAGCTCGGTTGCGTATGCTTCCTATGCTCGCCTGTTCCGACTGCCTCCGTCGCTTTATAGCGTCGAGTGCGTCTGTCTTCGGCGTGCGCACTTTGACCCGTAGCCGCTGGCGAGAGTGGTATTCAATACCTAAGTGAGCCAGGTTCGAGTTCTCGCGTATAAACGGCTTGATTGTTACTACTCGGTTCACTGCTCCTCGGTTTCGTCTACGTCGTTAAACGCTATCTGCGCGAGCTGTTCGTTGGTCAGGTTCAGGCTTTCGATTGATGATGTCGTTATGCTTGTATTCACAAACTGTGGAGCCTTGCCCTCTGTGCGGTCTGTGATTTCCTGGGTAGTATTCAAGCCGATTTTACCGCCCTTGCGTGCGTCGGTAATTCTTGCAAAGGCTATCTCCTGCGCGACCGTTCTCTCGTCCTCTGGTACCTTCGATAGCCAGCGTCGCGCCTGTGCGGTCGTCATCTTCATAAAGTATTTGTACCAGTAAGATATCATATTTTTGTTAGTCCAGCCGCCTGCGCTTCGGTTCTGTGGGTTTACAGCTAATCCTGCTGGTACGCCCGTTCCTTTTATGAAGCGTCCGTGCTTATCACGCTTCAATTTTTGTGAGGTGTCAACAGTGACGGTTTCCCTTGCCAGCTCTGTAAAACTCTTCTCATCGCCCGCCAATTTATGCTCAATCATAACCGCGTCGCGTCGTCGTTTCGCGTTCTGTGCTTCTTTGCTTGGTGGCGTTGGTGTCCAGTCCCTCGTTGGAGCTGTCGGTTCTTTTACCTCTGTTTGCGTATTCTCTGTCATATCTGCATTATATCAAAAAGCCCCGAGATGTTGTTATTCTCGGAGCCTTCTGTTTTTTTCAGGTGCCTGCTTGATTGTTGCTATTTAGTGCTTGCTTTCTTGCTTGGTTTTTCGTCTGCTTTCGCTTCTGATTTCTTAGTGCGTGGCTTGCGTGTCTTTGGTGCGGCTTTCTTGGCTTCCTCGCGCTCGGTTTCGTCGAGGCGTTTGCCTACAAAGATAGCGAGCTTGGCTCCTTCGACTAGCGCGTTTTCGTAGTCCATAACCTCCCTAATTGTTTTGATTTCGATAATCAAGCCGAAGATGAGGACTATGACGCTTAATATGTCAAAGCCTTTAATTATTGCCTGCGCTATGACGTTGCTTAGACCAATCGTTAATACGATTAGTAGAAGAAAGAAGCCCTCGGATTTTCCTATTGCGCGGTCTACCATTTCGCCAGACTCGTCCCTCAATTCGTGGACGTGGATTTGTATAGCCTGCTTTTTTAGTTCTTTCTCAGATTTCATAGTTTAGGTTCTCCTCTTCTTTAGTTGGTTGCTCGATTGTTTGCGTGGTGGTGTGTTTTTCCATTTGGCGAAGTCGTTCGTATCCTCGCCAGATGAGTTCCGCGGCTTCGAAGAAGGCGGTCTTGTCTGCTTCTGATAGCTCGGCGATGTAGTTCAGTGCCTGCTGTCGCTCGTCGATTTCGTCTATGGTCGCGTCGTAGTTGTAGTCTACGGTCTTGTGCTTATTGTTGAACATTCTCTTTTGCCTCCTCTTATAGGTGAAAGTAGTGGTTCGGCGATACTGCGTAGTAGATTGTGAAAATTAGCGAGATACAGCAGGTCAAAAATGCTAGCGCTATATGTAACAGGACGCTGTGTCCTTGCTGTATTCTTACGTAGTTAGCTCCGTCGCGTGCGTTTCTTCGTTCTGGGTTCATTGTTGTTTACTCCTTTTCTTAGGTTTAGTTTCTGGTTGTTGTTCTCGCTCCCTCCTTTACATTATGCTAGCCCCCATTCTGCGAGGCGTTCGAAGCCTCCGATGTTGTCGATGTACTCCTTCGCGATTAGCACGATGTCTTTATAAGGCACTCCGTCTATTTCATTGTCGCCGATTGCGCAGGACAGCTCTTTGCGCTTGTTGCCTCCTGTGGCTATGATATGCGCGTAAATGTTCACGGCTACGTCTGCCTTGCTCAAGTCTTTACCGTGAAGCCCTCCGCCCGTTACGGCTCTGCCCATATCTGAGCCTAGTTTGCGGTTGGTTGCTCCTGCGTCGACGTTCTCGCCGCCTGACCACGACCCGAGTGGATTTATAACAATGTCGTATTCTTTTAGTTCCTCGGCTTTGATAGCGTTCAGGATTTTATAGAGGTCTACTCTTAGCGCGTTCTCTTCTGCGTCGCTTTGGCAGATAATGAGGCGCTCTGCCTTTGTGTCTAAGATGTATTTACCGTCTGAGTTGTATTTCTGGTGAATACCTCGAGCGATTTTCGTAAGAAGCGACTGCTCTCTGTCTGCTGGCTCGCCTGCAAAAATACCGTTGTCGCCTGCGCGTGGTTCTTCGGCTTGGTTCGCGGCTAAGCGCACGTCCTGCTCGACAATGTGCATATTCAGGTTGTAGTCTTTGTGCTTCAATATTCGCGTTATAATCTGCTCGGCTACTCGCTTCGGTACATAAACCGAGCTTTCGCCTATGATGTTCACCTCTCCGTGTCCGAGTAGTACCTCGAAGGCTACGCGTGGAGCGTCTTGCTCCTCATAGGCGTAGTCCACTAGGGCGCCTGCTATTCGGTCGGCTAGTTTGTCTGGGTGGTCTGGGTTGACTTTTTCAATCATATCTATAATCCTCTCTGTCGTCTTAATGCTCGGCGTGCTGGCTCTGCTAGCGCACTCTGCTGGGTTTTATTTATATAAATGATAGCATTTATTGTTAGCGCTATGATAAGCACCGCTGTTGCGATTGCTTCTGGCGCAATTGCGTAGGCTGTTAATGTTGCTAGTGCTGTGTTGTATAGTTTAGCCATTTTTTTATCTCCTGGGGGCGGTGGTGGTCGCCCCCTTGTTATTGTTTTGTTTTAGTAGACGATTGTGTCAGCGTCGATGTCGTAAAATGCTAGGAGTTTGTTCCAGTTCCTGGTGTTTGTGAAGTATTCAGTGTACGCCCAGCTAATTTCGCCCGTCTGGCGGTTCCTGATAGCGGCGCCTCCTCCGTCGATTTTCGCGTTGCCTGCTTCGATGTCTTCGATGAGGCTCATTGTGAAAGGCTGAAAGTTTTTAGTCATAGCGTTTTCTCCTTTGTTCTTACGTTTGCTATGTTCTTAGTATATTGTACCCTCTCAATAAATGCAAGGGTTTTTGTGGAGATTTTTATACTTTTTTTTCGACCTGTGGATAACTTTCATAAAAATAAAACTACTACCCCTGTTTAGAGTAGTAGTCCTTTAATTGCCGCGTGATTTCCTGATAGCCCACTCTGCGCCAGTAAGCGCTGTGGTCAATCAAAAATAGGGCGTAGTCCTGCATAGTGTTTAGCTCTTCGCACTCGCGCTTCGCCTCGACGATAGCCCTCTCGATTTTAGTCGAGGTTACTCTATTGTTGAGCTTCTTTCTTCTTGTCGCGTCGTATCTGTTCGCGCCTGCTGTTGTTTTCATTCCAGTACCGTATCGTTTTGGCTTCGCGGTGGACGCTTCGCCTCATTGCTATGTATTCTTTTAGCTCCTCAGGCTCTGCGCCGTTTTCAAAGCAATACTCGAGAAGCTCTAATTCGTATAGCGCTAGTTCGCTTGCGTAGTCGATTGACCAGCGACTGGCGTCCTTGACTGCGCGGCGCGTGTTTTGGACTTGTCCAGCTTTTGCGAAGTTCGCAATTCGCTTCAGGGCGTGGACAAAGCCCTCGCCCAATCCTTGGATTTCCGCGACCTGCTTTGCGCGTGGTCTTAATTGTCGCGTCTGTCTTTTCATTGTTTACCTCTGTTTCTTAGCCACAGAGCTAGGTGGAGGCTCGCAAAAAATATGTTTATGATAAACGGGTAGAAAACTTTTACGTAAGAACAAAGGTACGACGAGCCTCCGCGTCGAAGCGCCAACGGTTTGTATATCATCAATTGAGTTAATCTTTTACTAATTTTGTGCTGGTGCTTCTAGCTCCGCGGCTAAGATAGACTGTTAATGTGCTTTAGCTGTATTATATCAAACTTCCGCGCTGTCGGCTTCAGTTTTCTGCGGCTTCGGGCGTCGGCTTATGGAGCCACCCTTTGAGCCTGCTCGGCGCGCTAGTTCGCGGTTCAGAGCAAAGCCTTTCGGTACGCGTGCGGCTCCGCCTATGCGACCTAAGTCCCTGTAAAAGTTTGGGTTGCTTGCCTTATTTTTTTGTGCGGCTTTCAAACCACCCTCTCGATTTCCTGCCATTTTTTAATCCTCCTTAATGCCGAGATATTTTAGCCAGTCGGCTTCGTGTTTTTTAATTGATTTTTCAGCTTCTGTTTTGGTTGCGTAGCGGACGACTTCGCCTGAGTCATTCCAGAAGCAATCATAACATTCTAGTTTTTGATTTATATAGTCATAATCGACTACGTAGCCGCCGTTTCCATTTTCGAAGTCTGGCTCGAAGATCGAGGTTCGGCGCAGTCTGATTTCTGCCAGTTTGCGCTCGCGAGCTTGCTCGATTTCTTCTAATTCTCTGTATGTGTTAGCGGACAGATAATCGTACTTGTTGACTTCGTCATTTTGCCACCGCCGCTCGACAATTTCTCCGTCGCTGTCTATGCGCCAGTAAATATCACCAAACTTAGGCTTATAGTGGACACCGCCTTCTTGAAACCCCTCGAACCATTCGCTAAAGTTGCCGAGAAAATAACCGTAATCGATAGTAAACATAGACTCGTCTTCGCCGTCTTTTAATTGCTTACTGATTTTCAAGTAGTCGTAATCCGACAGACCGTTTTTACTTTTATAGGTTACTCTCTCAAACACCTCTCCTGCTTTTGCAAACGGCAGGTCTTTAAGCAGTTTATATTTCACTTCTTTACTCCTCGATTTCCTTTATGTGCGTTACATTTTTTGTGTGCCAGTTGGCAGTTTTCGATTGTCGTTAAGCCGCCTTTGCTGACTGGTATAATGTGGTCAATTGTGCAGTCTTTCATTGTTTCAATTGGTTCACCACAAAGCGCGCAGGTCGCTCCGTTCTTGTTTATCAGTTGTCTTCGTATGAATTGTCTTGAGCGCGTTTCTTTCGCTCCGTAGTCGCGAGTTACCTTCGCTGATAATTTTATATACATTTACTCCTCTCCGTTATTTTTAAAGGGGCAGGGTGGCTGGTGCGCTGGTCTGGCTGTTTTTGAAAGGTTTATGGAAGTGTGCGACCTCAAGTCTGCCGTCCCAGTGCCACTTTCGCTGGCACCACCGCGTTATATTGTCGCCCTGCGCTCGTCTGGAGCGCTCTGTGGGCTGTTTTATATAAAAGTGCTAGTTTGTCTTAGTTTCGTTAGAACTCTCGTCAGGCGCTTCCTGTGAGCCTACTTCGGTTATCCAGGTTTCGTCAAAAATGATAGACGCTACGTGCTTTGGGTCTTTCTTTATAAATTGCCTGGCGTTCTTTTCTGCGTCTTCGTAGTTGTCGCCTTCGACGTAGATAGTTCCGTTTACCGTTTGCGTTACCTTTATTTCGAAAACCATTGTCTTTACCTTTCTTCTTACGTTTGTTATGTTTTTAGTATATTGTACCCTCTCAAAAATTGCAAGCATTTTCTCAAAGATTTTTTATAATTTTTTGGAGCTGTGGATAACTTACCTCAGTATCGATGAAACGCTCACCAGGCGCGCTCTGGCGTTGTATTTCCTGGCAATTTCGCGGTTCTTCGCGTTTATTCGGTCGACGATTGGCTTTAGTTCGGCTTTGGCTTCGTCTAGCGTCAATTCGCCGCACCCGAGCCGCCGCTTGATTTCGGCGACGGCTTCGAGGTTTTTCTCGGCTTCTGTCATTATTTAATCTCTGCGCCCTTCAAGGCTTCTAGGATTTGGTTAAAGTCCATTACTAAGACCTTACGAGCGCGTGGGTTCTTTTCGAAGAAGTCGAAGGCTGTGCGCTCTGGAGTGTCCCACTGAGGCTTGTTGTTGCCTGTTTCTAGAGCGTGCTTGAAGTCTTCGCGGTTATATTCGTCAGTAAATACTGGCGTTGCTTTTCGGCGGGTGTAGCGACCGCGTCCGCTCGTCCAGTCGCTGGCTTGGATAGCGTAGCCTGCTTCTGCGAAGATTTTAATGTTGTTGATGTCTTTGGCTGTAAGCTTTTTCATTGCTTGCTCCTTTGTTCTTACGTTTGTCGTATTCTTAGTATATTGTAACTGCTCAAAAATAGCAAGGCTTTTTGTAAAGATTTTTTGACTTTTTTTAAGAAAAAGAAAGACACCCCTGTTACGGAGTGTCTGTCGAAGTGGAGCGAGGCGCACCAACCAGCATTTGCGCCTCTGCCTGTGCCTGTAAGAACACGATTTTAGTATACCAGCCTTATTCTTCGGCGTCAAAGTTATCGACGTTTTGGTCGACATCGATTGGCTCGAAGTATTGCTGGACGCGCTTCGGGTCGCCCTTATAAAAAGAGAGGAGCTTTACATACTGGTCTTCTACTTCTCGCGTCGCGGCAAAGGTTTCGGCTATTCGCTCGATATCGCCCTTGTAAAATGTGAGCAGGTTTTGATGAGCCTTACCTGTCTTGCGTGTCTTCTGGAAGGTCGAGCCTGCGCGGATTGGCAAACTACCCGCTGTCGTTACCAGTATGATTTCGTTGTAGTACTGCATTCCTGCGTCCTTAAACGCGTCGACCGTATCTCCGACAAAGTCGTGATAAATACCGTTAGAGTCCCTCACGTCGCCTACAACGATAGCTGCAAAGCGGTTCTCTTTCAGTCTGTTCACCGATTTCTGAATAATGTCGCGGTAGACCCTTAAGAAGTCGTCATAGTCCATATTGCTTATATCTGCGGGGTCGTCGCTGTATTTTTCGAGGTCTGCATATGGCGGACAAGTGAAGATAAGGTCTACCTGTTCGTCGCTCTGCGGCACCGTCTTCGCGCTGTCACCTATGACGTACTCAGGCTCTGGATAGCCCGCGCAGATTTCTGTAGCTTGAGCTATGTTTGCCTCTACCTGGTCTTCTCGCAGTTCGTGTCCTAGGTATCGATAGCCTAGACGGCTCGCGACTATTCCTCTCACGCTTCCGCCTGCGAAGGGGTCGAGAATCGTTCCGCCGTCAACGTTAAACCACGTATAAGCAATCTCCGCCAGGACTGGGTCAAAAATTGATGTACCGACATTCTGATACTTTTCAGTATCGAGATAATCTCGCTCGTACTCTTCATTTGATAGCTTTTTGCCGAGCTTCTTTTCGAGTTCGGTTTTCTTCATATAATAATCAGGTATACAACCCGACAGGTTCGCGAAGACTAGCCCGCCTTTGCGTCCGAGTTCCGATTTAATACCCAGCGTGAGCCACTGCTTCTTCCTGTCGCGCCAGTAGCCCTGCCGTGCGTCGAGGACGCTGAAGGGAGGAGCGATAAATGTACGAGCCAGCTTGCCTTGCGGGTTCACTTCGTCCGAGTCTGCGGACGCGACCGCCGTCGGCACTGCTACACCCCATTCGTCCAGCTTCTCATAGTCGTATCTGTTCGCGAGCTTGTCCCAGTCCCAGTCGCCGTTGTTCACGTTGTCGCGGATTGTGATTTCTTCCTCGCGCTCCTCCGTCAGCCCTTCGATAAGGTGTGTCGGTACTTTTTCCAGCCCGAGCTTCTTCGCGGCTTCGTAGCGCTGATTTCCTCCGAGGATTACGAGCTTGCCCGTCCTGTTGCTTAAAATGAGAGGGCGCGCTTCGAAGTAGTCAGGATTGTCTTTAATCGATTGACAAAGCGAGTCGAAGCTGTCCTTGTCAATTGTTCGCGGATTGTCTTCGAGTTTGTGCAATTCTGAAAGGTTTCTATACTTCACGGCGGTTATACTTCCTGTGTTTACGCAGTTCTTCCATTTCTGCCGCTCGCTCTTCTGGTGTGCGCTTCTGCCAGCGTTTTTTCGCGTTTGCGGCTACTTTTTCGTGGAAAGCGCGCCATTTTTCCGCGTCTTTCTTTAATTTCTTGTACTCTGCGACTGGCAGAGTGATTTCTTTAGCCTTCGTCATTTATTGAGCCTCCATATACGTTTTATAATTCTTTGATTGTTGCGCTAGCGCCTTCTTTGCGTCGTCCTCGGTCGCGTAGTAGGCGATTGGATTGTAATTTACCGCTCCGCTCATAGGCACAACCACAAGCTCGCCTGTGCGCTTGTCCTGCGCGATTGCGTAGGCTACCGTGTTTTCGACCAGTTTCGTCGCTTCGTAGCTACCTTCCTTCGCCTTGATTTCTTTGTAGGCGTTTTTCCAGTTCGGCTGGTATTGGTTCGCTGGGTGCGCCGCCAGCTCTGCGCGTGCAATTAGCGCCGATTTATACGCCAGCGCGTCTGGATACCTCTCGAAGCTGTTGCCGAGTGATATTCGCGCCGCGTCGGTGATTTCTCCGCGATTTTCTGCGTCGCGCACTTCACCTTCTGCGGTTAAATAGTAGTACTTTGCGCCGACCGCTGGCTTAAAATATCGCGCCAGTTTCGTGTCGACCTTCGCGAAGAACTTCGCAAAGTCGTTTATTTTATCAATTTTAATCACGTACGCTTCGTTGTCGACTGATACCAAAGCGTCGCCGTTTACTGTCTGGTAAAACATAGCGCCAGCCTTGCATTCTGGCGTGTCTTGAATTAGCTTAAAATACTTCACCGTTGTCGTCTTCCTTCCTGAGCTTGTCTAGCTCATCTCTTACGATTTCTATAGCTTCGGTTGCGCCGTATGCTACGTAGCCGTCAATTCCTGCGCGCTTCAATTCTTCCAGCCACAGCTTCTGCTTTGGCGACACTGTCGGGCGCGCTCCTCGTTGTCGCTTCATTTCGATAGCGATAAGCTTACTTCTGACGTTTCGCTCTGATTTAATGATAACAAACAAGTCAGGCACTCCGCTCGATACTCCCAGTTTTCGGTTCACCATTCGATAGGCTCGCTGGCTCTGCTCGTTCGGCACGTGGAAGTGAGGCAGTCGTAAAACCTCGAGATAATTCACAAAGGCTTTGTGTTCGTCGACTTCGAGCGGATATTGCTTAATCGTCGAGGTCTTCATCTCGCGGCACCCAGATTGTAATAATCATCAGCGCAATTACTAAGATTGCCAGCACTGAAAATGTCGTAGCAATCACCTTTATGATGAAGTTGTGGCTGTTTGTAAAAATAAACAGCGGCATTGTTATTAGTCCTCCGATTGCGAAGACTACCACGCTCACAAAGAGCCTTGCTATTATGTCTATAATTCTCTGCCTCATTCTTTCTCCCTCCTCTTAAAACGGTATCTCTGATAAGTCGACTGGCTCGTCGAGCTTTACGTCGTCGAGGTTCACTTCGTCGCTTGGTTTGGTTTCTTCTGCGTCTTCTTTTTTCGACGCTTCTGCGCTTGAGAGTAGTTGTATGCTGTTTACAATAACCTCAGCTCGCGAGCGTTTTTCGCCGTCTTTGGTTTCGTATTTGTTTATGTGCAATTTGCCGACAATTCCGACGCGCTTGCCTTTGCTCGTGTACTTCGTAACCACGTCCGCGGTCTTTCCCCAAGCCAGGCAGTCGATAAAGTCGACGTACTCTTTTTCAATTCCGCCCACGGCTAGCGTAAATGCGGCTATGTTTTTACCCGACTTTGTGGTGCGCGCTTCTGCGTCGCGCACCAGCCTTCCTACCAGCGTTACGTTGTTAATGTCTGCCATTTTTATAAGCTCCTTTCTTAAATGACGCGCTCTCTTTTAATAATACAGCCAGGCACTATGTCTGCGCCCGTTTTCTTTACATAATCCTTGATGAGGCTCTCGCTCGGTACACAAAGCTCTCGAGGCACTTCGTTCGCGTTCACGATTTCGACCGTGATTTTCTCGCGACTGCCTGTCTTTGGAGCCTCTTTCTCCATTGCGCGAGCGGCGGCTTTGGCTTCGGCTTCCATTTTTTCCGCGAGGGCTTTGGCTTTGTCAATTTCTAGCTGTTGCTCGGCTTCTTCCTTTTCTGTTTCTGGATTTTTCGCCAGCTCGATTTTTCGCTCGGCGATTTCCTGGCGGAGTTTGCCGATGAAGGCAATTGCGAGCGGGTGCTTCGCGTCGTCGTTTAATGCGGCTATGCGCTCCTCGGCGATTTTTTCGCTCTTCTCGACGTCTTCTAGCGTCTTTGCGTCGTCGATTGCTACCGCGCTCTTAATCTCCAGCAGGCTTACCCAGACGCGCTCTGCTTCGCGTTTCTTCTTCTCTTCCTCGGCTCGCTCGAAGGCTAGGATTTCGTTAGCTACAATTCCGCGAGCTTCTTCAGCTGGCGCTAAGATGTCGCGCTCTGCGCTGATGAATTGCTTTTTCACGTCGTCCAGTTGTCGTGTAAAGTTCTTGCGTAATTCTTCGGTTGACTTCTTGTGCGCTGTGATGTCTTTTATGACTTCTTTCGCGGTCTTGACGTCTGCGGCTGTTTCTACCTTGACGTTCTTGGCTCGCTCGAGTAGTTCGTTTGATTTAATTTTAAGCGGTGAGATTGCTTCTATTTGTTTATTCGCCGCTTGGCGTAGTTCTTGGTTGGCTTCGTTCATACGTACCCTTTCTTTTAGTTTGTTGTGATTTAATTATATCAAAAATTATGTAACGCTACAATACTTTTACGTTGTACTCGCGGACTTTTTTCTCTGCGGCTTTTAGTTCGTCGATGAATAGCGCCACCTCAATTTCGAGGTTCTTGATGTAGTCCTCGTCGCGGTAGACGCGCACTATTACTATCTGTGCATTTTCTGAAAAGTCGGGCGCGTAGCTGACCCAGTCCCACCAGAGCCGCTCCTTGTCGCACATCATATTGCCCTGGATTTGCGGTATGTAAATTGACGGCACTTTTCCTGTCGTTAGCGCTTCGAGGTGGTGCGCTGGTGTGCGGTTCTTGATTTCTATACCGCCCTTGCCTTCGCCGCGCCAGTTGTCGACTTCGACTATTCCGTCGGCGCTAGCTCCTGTATCGAGGAAGAGGTGCTTCTTTAAGCCGCGCTCTTCTACTGTGTTGCCAGTTTCTAGCTCGTATCTGAGCCTTGCGGCTGGCTCCATTTGCGTACCCCAATCCATATAGGCAGTCTTGCCGTAGCGGCTGTATGGTTGACCTGTCAGTCGCTCGGTTAATAGTTCGGCGAGGTAGTTCTTGCGGCTGGTGCTTGCGTATCTTGCAAGCCCTCCGCGCTTGGCGAGGATATCGCCGTAGCGGCTGGCTGTCGGTATTCCGAGGCGGTCTTTGTACCAGTCCTCGGTTCCCTGCTCGTGTGTCGTCGTGTCCATTTTAGCCCTCGACTTTTACCGCAGTTTCTTCCTTGATTTTTCGCAGTCTTTCGCGTGCGATTGTTGCGGCGTAGGCTTGCTCCGCTGGAGCTAGGCTCGCGTAGGCAGCTTTTAATTCGGCTATCGTTTCGGCTTTTTTTAATCGCTCAAAGGCGTCCTCTTGCGGTTCTTCTGCTAGTCCGTAGTCTGAATTGTCGATTGTGTCGATGTCTTTTACTTCCTCGAAGAAGTAGCGCTTGCAGGCTCGCTTTATGACCGATTTTAGCCAGAACTCCGTGTCCCACCTTTCCCAAAGCATTCGGTTGCGGCTACTCTTCTTCATTTTTTCGAAGTCTTCGGCGGACAAGCCCTCGTAGTGTTCCGCGTCGCCTGTCTTAATCACACAATATGCGCCCACGATTTTTGAATTGCCAAACGGCTTGATTTTGTGAGAATAAATAACCTTACCGCTCTGTTTTTCGACCGTGAAGTCGTCGTCTTCGCGCACTACTTGGACGTCAAAGGTCGCGTTTGGGTGCAATTTCAGCACTTTGTTTTTGTAGCCCTGATATGTAACCATTGTCATATTTGCGCCCGATATAACGACGTTGACGCCGTCGAGGGGCAGGCTCAGGTTCAGCCATTTCGCAATCATACCCGCGAGCGTTCGCGCTCCGTTCTTGCCTACCACGCGCTTGTCGGCTGATTTGCGCGACTCTTCTATGAGCGCCTCTCTCACGTAGCGTAGGCTTGCGCGTGCGTCTTTGCTGTCTACGTCTACCTCCATTTTTTCGAGTTCGTCTTTGACCTCTGCTATGATTTCGTTGATTTTTTCCACTTCGTTTCTCCTTGTTTAGATTGTAGTTATTATTATATTGTAACCGCTCGATTTTTTCTAGTGATTTCGCGGCGTTCGTGTGAAGCGTTCTATTGCCCGCTCTAAGAACTTTTCAGGGTCTGTGCTTGACCTTACTAAGCCGTTGCCTGTCATTCTGCGGCAAGCTGTGAAGATTTGGTTGTTAATTCGGCTCGCGAGTGGTTCGTAGTGGATTTCCAGCACTTCGTCGCCGTCCTGGATTTCCATTTGGACGGGTGCGATTATTCCGCGGGTCGTTTCGCCCGCCAGGATTTCGACCAGGTGCCGCTTCTGTATTCGCGGGGCGTGCAAGGCGATAAACTCGCCGCTGTTGTCGATTGGCAGAACTACCTCCTCCGCCAGCTCGTTGGCGAGGGCGAGCAGGTCGCCGTTATACTCGCCGTTCACTAGTTCGTCGTGTAGCGCCATTTGTAGCAGTTTGTCTGCTAGCGCGGCTGTTCTATTCGCTGTAATCATCTTGTTGCTCCGTTTCTTCTATAACTCGCTTCTTGGTTTCCTCGTCGACTTCTTCGCCGCAGTCTGGGCATACAATCGCGTACGTTCCGCCGCAGGCGCACTCGACGTAGCCGCTCTCGCCTCGCCCACAGCAGGGTTCTTCGAGATAAGCGTTTTCGTGCTTGCATTCTTGCATTGTTTTACCTTTCTCTTACGTTTATTGTACTTTCATTATATTGTACCCTCTCAAAAATATCAAGCCTTTTTGTGAAGATTTTCAAAGATTTTTTAGCCCTTAAATGAAAGCGATATTGTCCCGCTTTTTCTTCTGCTCGGCTCTCATTCGAAGCACTAGCTTGTCAAACTGCTTACGGAGCTTTGCGGTGGAGAGAATATTTTGCGACCAGAAGTCGTCCTCCTGCGACCATTTCATCACCGCGTTAATTTCGGCGTAGCTGTAACCGTCGAGTCTGTGGATTTTCTCGATTGTTTCGATGTCTTTCTGGAGCTGTGCTTGTGTTCGCTTTTTGTTCGCCCTGTTTGATAGCCGCTTTTTTATCATTTCGTGCATTTTTTCGACTATTTCAGCAGCTTCTGCGGAGGTTTTACTCACCTCGCTTGTCCGTTTGCGGACAAGTAGAGTATTTCTATTACTGTATTCTATATTGTTTCTATTACTGTATTCTATGTTCATTCGGGGCTGAAGGGGGGGTTCAGCGGCGGCTGAAGGGGGGGTTAATCCGCGGCTGAGGGGGGGTTCAGCGGCGGCTGAAGGGTTTACCTCTGTTAGCTCTTGACTTCCTTGTGAAAATGTTGGGGTGTTTATAGTCAGCTTCGGCTCTATATTCACCCTGTGGTTGTTTTCGTTTAGCGTTACCTTAATCCACCCCGAAGCGTTTAGCTCGCTGATAGTGTTCGCGACGGTTCCAGCTGTCAGTCCTGTTTCTGCCGCGATTGTTTTATTGCTGGCAATACAGCCATAATCGCCGAGCGCGTGCGTTTCTATGGCTCCGTAAACCAGCACGTGGCTGTGTTTGGTTCTTTTTCCGTTTGCTAGTTCTCGATTTAGTAGACTTGCGTAAAATGGTATGTTTTTTAGCATTTGTCTTCACTCCTTCGTTGCATAATGCTTCTATTTGCTATTCATTCCGCTTTATTTCGCGTTCAAGCCCGTAACTTTATCGTCTTTAATTTTTACGGCGCTTCTGGCGCGTCTGACGCGTTTTCTGCTAAGATTTCGGCGGTGCGCTTTTTCACAAACGCTTCGCGGGCGTCTGAGTCTTTCAGTGCTTCTGGATTTTTGAGATTTTCGCGTATGTATTCGCGGGCGGCTGTGCCTCGAGCTTCTTCTTCTGTCGTCGGCTTTGCTTTCGCGTCGATTTGCTTGTTCTTGTCTATGGCTTGCAACCGCGAGCAGGCGCACTGTTCGTTCGCTCGGTGGAAGTTCTCGTGTAGACAGATGAAGCCGCGGTTCTTAATTCTGGCGCTATCTCTGTATCTGTCGTAAGGCAGTATTCCGTCTATCGAGTGCGTCGCCAGGATTGACCCCTGTAGGGCAATATTTCTATACCCCTCTGATATCTTGACAGCGACCTCTCTGGCTTCGTCTTTGGTTAATAAAAAGTCCCCCGTCTTCGATACCAAGACGAGTGTTTCTTTGGCGTTTCTTCGCTCCATTCGTTCCCCTTTGCTGGTTAATTTTGATGTACTCTTACTATATAACGAGCGCGGATTTTCCGCCAGTGGCTATGTAATTTTTGCAACAGAAAAGAGGGCTATTTTGCCCTCTTTCTTGTTCGCCTTTTGTTCTATTTTTCGGCGGGTTTTTCTTCTTTTTTAGCCTTTGGTTTCGGCTCTTTTACGACGATTTCGTACTTGTCGCCGTATAGCTCGATAATGAGCTTACCTTCGGCGTTCGGTTCGACTTCGATTTGATACATACTGCTTCCTTTCTCTAAGCGCTTGCGGTCGTCCGCCCTCTGCGCTGAGTATAAGTACATTATACACTACATATTCGCCGCGCTTTCCGCCTCTTAAAACGTCGGGGCAGATTTCGTTTATTCGCTCCTGCGTGCGCCTGTTTACGATAAAGACGCGACCGCTGTCGTTTATTACTGAATAATCGCGGTGGAGCTTGTTCTTGAATAGCCAGACGTTCGTCCTGTGGAGCAACCGCGTATAGAGATAATCGTATTCTCTGATACCTTTACTGTTTTTGAGTTCCGCGTTTAGTTGTCGCTGGATTTCCGCACCCGTCATTATCTTACGCCTTTCTCAGGTTGTTTGTATTCAAAGCCGCCCAGACTTGCCCTCGGGCTGATAGTACGGCTCGGTCGCCTATCAATTCGGTAATTACGTAGTTGTTGTCGTATTGCGTGAGCGGCGTGCCGTTGTAGTCTACGGCTATTTTCGGCTGGACAATATCGCCCACATTGAAGCGTGGCGCTTCTGGCTCTGCTGGTGGCGTTGCCTGCGATAGCTTCGCGTTCACGCGGTTCTGAATATCGTCGGGGTTATATCCTGCTCCTGCTAATCGTGCGCGTCGGTCGTCCCCGTTGCCCCAATCGCCGCGGATAACCTGCGCGGCTACCTCGTCGGGCGATAGTTGCGGTTGCGGTGCTGGAGCTGGTGCTGGTGCGATGTGCCAGCGCTTCAGCCTCATTGCGCCGAGGAAGCTTCCCAGGTTCATATTGATTTCAGTAAATGGTGCGCCGTTGCCGTTGCCTGTCTGGTTCTGCCCGAGTAGTCTTACATAGCCGCCGAGATTGCCTGATACCGCCATTCCGACGTGTCCCCACTGCGTGCCGCCGAAGAAGAGCCAGTCGCCTGGCTGGATTGCGTTTCGGTCGGTGATGAGTTCAAACTCGCTTCCTGCGTTGTAACCACGAGCTGCTTCCCAAGCTCCGCGTGCCGCGCCTGTGCCGCCTGTGGATAATGTGCGCCCGACTGCGTTCAGCCAGAAGAGCGCGCCTCCGTCCCAGCATTGCGCGCCGTATGCGCCGTCAACGTCAAACGCTTGATTTATAACCGCGTTGCGGAAACTCTGCCAGCTGTCTGTTGGCACGCTTGCGCCGCGTCCGCTGTCCAGGAGTGCCTTTGCTCCTGATTTCTCTACCGCCTTTTCTACGTCCGCGTCTTTGGCTTTCTTGCCGCCTGGCAGGTCTGCCACGTCAACCACTAGCGGTGCTTCTGCGTCCTCTTTTTCGAGGGCGCTGGTTGTGATTTTGTCGAGGTTCTTCTGACTCACGCCGTAGATTTCGGCTAATTTCTGAATATTCTTCAATACCATACCTGCAATTCCTGCGGCTAGTACGCCGAAGATAATTTGAGAGCTGATTTGGTTCGCGCCTTGCAATTCAATACCCCAATTCGGCGCAAAGATAAGGAGCGCCTTTGCCACTAGGATAATCACTATCGTGCTTGCGCCTAGGAGCGCGTATTTTGCTAGCCCGTTTAGCCACAGCTTCTTGTCGAAGCCTTCGCTGATTTTCCAAACGTTAATATTCGACCAAGCCGACAGGATTGTGTACGATATCGTCGCTAATCCATACAAAGCAAACGCTTGCATTGACTGAATAATTAGCTCTGTCATTTCTGTCATTTTTCGCCCTCCTTGTAAATGAGCCTTAGTATTATTACCGTAATTATATCATCTAATATATCGACGATAGAGTAAAGTAGACCGTCGTAGCCTTTCGGCTCTGGCGCTATTTCGATATGCGTGTAGGCTCCGATAATCCACTGAATAAGCAAGATTGCGTTGCTCGTCAATAATGATATCGATAAAATGAGTAGTAGTGTTTTCAAGTGTCGCACCTCTTTCGGCGCTTTCAGTCGGTAAAGTTCTATCTGGCGCAATATAATAGCGACAAGTGCTGTCGCTATCAATATACGCGCAATTGCGGTTATAGTTATAAACATTTTCTATGGTTTCTTCGGCTGTTTTTTCGGCGCGCTGACCGCCTTTTTTAGCGTGATGTGAAAGTGATTTTCACGTATTCGCTGCTCTAACTTCTGGCTGTTCTTTGCCAGGTTCACGTAGGCTTGTTGTGTATTTTGTCGCGCTTTTCGCGCTTCTTCGCGGGCAGCTTCGATGTCCACGCTGTATAATTCCGCTCGTATGACTGCGGCTGTGTCCATTTTAATTACCCCCTCGGTTTATCTTCTCAGTTAATAGGTCGATTGAGTGCGACATCTGAGTAATTGCCTTTGACTTTTCGGCTTCGTTCGCGGCGTCTTGTTTGTAAAACGCTATCATCTCGTGTCCGTTCGCGCCTGCGATTTCGACAAGTTTTTGGTTCAGTTCTTCGTTCTTCTTCCAGAGCTTGAAAACGGCGGTAGATAAAGCGATGACGGCTATACCGAGTACGCCTTGCGTTGCCAGATATGTCGTTACGCTTGCTTCCATAGTTTTATTTTATCACAGTTATAGACCCCTCGGGCAGGACTTCAATTGTTGCGTAAAAGCCGTAGACCGTGATTTCGTGGTTGTAATTCGTGCTAACCGTTGGCGCTATGTCTATCTCCGTTATACCTGTGTCGTTCGTCCAGGTGGTTTCTATAAAGGTACCAATTCGCGTGTTTTGACCTGGGCTGGTTCGGATAAACGCGGGACCGACAAACTTATTGTTAATTATCACACCAAACGTTACCTCGCCCGTGTCGGTTGGGTTTAGGACGTACTGGGTTGCGGCTCGCACGAGCAATTGTGCGCCGAGAGGTATGTTCTTGACTGTTTTGTGCGCCTCGCGCTGAAACTGTAGAAAAGCCCAGGGCGGATTTGAGCCGTGGTCTACCGTTCTGAAGTGGGTGTCGTCGTGTATGCGGATAATTTGAGGAGTGAAGAGAGGCTTTTCATTCATATAGATTTTGCCCTTGACGTCTAGCGCTCTGCCTTCGGCTGGCATTTTGCCGATACCGACGTTGCGGTTACTGCTCGATATCATCATAATAGGCACGCCTCTGTCGAGAGAGATTTGAGTCTTTGAAGTACTCAATTTGTCGCGCACTTCAATTTCGATAATAAACTTCGAGGAGTTCGCCATTGATAAAAAGGCTGGCGTCATTGTGAAGGCTCCCTCGCCCTGCGTAAAGTCGCGCTTTATCCAAGCCGTCCAGCCGCCGTCGTCCTGCTTCCAGCGATAGCGCAGGCTGTCTGGCTCTATTCGGTTTTTGTCGGTTCCGTCTACGGTTATGCGTGCAAAGGTTCCGCTGACGCTAAGCTTCGTTTCGTTTTCAAAATTATTTTTTCGCTCGGCGGTCGCTGTGATTTTCGGCGTGTCGTATTCGATGAAGTTTAGATCTTTGAAGGCTTCCGCGGTTAAGCCGCGGCTGTCTGTCGCCTGAATAACTAGGCGCTGGCTTCCTTTCTGGCTAATCGTTCCGAGTTCGGCTTCGTATGGCTTGCCGTTCATCTTCTCGTCGTGCGCGATTGTCGCGGTCTTGTCGACGAGCTTGATTGTATAGCTCTTTGGCGTCGCTTTTAGGCGCGTCTTCATCTTGTCCGCGTCGGCGATTGTTGCGACTACCGTAGATATTCCTTGAATAAAGACGCGGTCGTTGCCCGTTACCGCTTTGCTGGTGGCGTTTGTGTCGCGGGCGTCAATCTTTGAAAAGAGAGGGGCGGCTTCCTTGTCGTTCACAGCAATTGTTACGTTCTGAAAGCCTGAGCCAATCATTGAGCCACCGTTAAATGTCCAGGTGTCCACGCCTAGGCTCGTTTGGCGAGTGTCCTTCATTCGCTCGTAAATAGTGTCGATTTCCTGCTGGCTCGGTGTCCATACGTACTGGTCGCCTACGAAGCCGTCCTGTCGCTTGATTTCCGCGCCGTCGGGTATCTGAATACTTATGTTGTGGTGAAAGCTCCAGTGCTTCTTGTTCATATTCACGGCGATAGGTTCGCCTATGGTGTACAAGCCTTTTGTAAATGTTGGCGAGCTGGCTCGCGGTATTGCTGGCAATTCCCAGCCGCCGCTCGTTTCAAGCGCTCCGCTTCCGTAAAGTGAGCCTGACATTCCAGCGCTAAAGGCTTTACCTCCGTCGCTGTTGTGGTAGATGTCCATTATTCCGCCGCCGAGTTGGTGGTCGCCGTTGCCGCTGATGTTCGACCAGACGCCGCTTGCGATGTTGCCGCTTCCGTTGACGGTTGTGATATTCAAGCGCACCGCGTTGCTGTACCAGCGAGCGTTGTTCGTGATGTTTATACCGACCTGCCAGTGAATAACTGAGCGGTTCGTGCCTACGTCCTGCCCGCCTAGTTGCCATTGAAAATAGAAGCAGGTGCCGTTATACCTGCCTGTTTCAATTCGTCCCGATGTTGCCACGATTTAGTCCTCCTCTCCGCTATCAATAAATGCGACGCCTTTAATGCTTCCCGTTTTAATTGCGATTTGTTTTATAGGGTTCAGTACTATCTCGTCTTTCGCTGAAAACTTCGTCACGATTGTGCGCTCGCCGTTCACCGTAAAGACGCGCTGTTGGCTTCCGCCCGACTCGGCGTATCCTGAAAACTCGAGCGGTGTCATTGCTGTGTAGGCTCCGTCGTAAATGTCCGACTTTACTATCAAGCCGTACTCGTTCATTGTTACAGAAGTACTCATTGCCTCGCCGCTGGCTTGCTCCCAGTTTGCCGAGCTTCTGCCGTGCGCAAGCATTATGTCTGTGAAGGTCGCTTCTGCGTCGCCGTTTGCCCAGATTTCGACTATGACCTCGTCGCTCGCGGTTGTGTAAAATGGCTCACATTCCAGGCGCTTATAAAAGGCGCTCTCGCCTTCGCCAATTTGTGTATAGCAGAGGTTCTCGGTTGGCACTGTCGCGGTTCGCACGAGAATACCCGCAATTCCTAGCGCGCTCTTCTTAATCAAACAGCTTAATGTGTAGTAGCTTCGCGTTTCTTCTGTGTCTGTGGTCTTCGAGCGTCGGATTTTCACGGTCTGGCTTACTTTTCTGCCCCTCAGGAATAAGTTGTTGCCTGAGATACCGCCGTTGGCTTTCGCCTCCGCGCTCGGTGCTACGTCGATAATCGAGGGCGAGCTTAGCGTTTCCTCTTTCCAGGGCTTGTATAGGTTCGGCTCTGCGGCTGTGTCGTCTGGCTTCTCCTTCGATTTATAAAAGAAGGCAGAGTTCCTGAGGAGGTTGTTGCCTCCTGCTCGCTGTATCTTGTTTGTGATTTCGCGCACCTTCTGCGTGATTTCTGTGTGGTTGTCGTTTACTGTGTTGCCGAGCGTCTGGACGTCGCTCACCACTCCGCGTATAACCTGTTCTTGCTTATCTACGTACAGCTCTGTGTTCTTTATGCGCTTGTCGATGTTGCTCGTGCGGTTGTAGTTTATCTTTGTACGCGCTGGGTCTTTACACCAGAGATTTTCTTTAATTCCGCCGTCAAGGGTCAATTTGCGCCCCATAACCACGGAGCGCTTGCCGTTAATCTCGACTATATCGCCGACTAATGCGCCTATCACGCCGCTGGTTTCGGCTTCAAACGGGTAGTAGGTTAAGCCCTTGAAAAATGGATAGAGCTTAGCTTTCACCGCTTCGCGTCGCTTGTCTATGATTTGGTTGTTGGTGATTGTCGCCTCTATGATAGGGTTTGCGCCTGGCTCGGTTTCGGCTACGTTGTCGTTCTGTGGGCTTCTTGCCAGGACTAGGCTATTCACGGCTCCGTATTTTTCTAGCTCGGTTAATTTAATTAGTGCGCCGTCTGGTATTTTGATGTGGTGTGCGTCGGTTTCGCCTTCGAGGTCGTTCGCGCACCAAAACTCTAAGTCGCCGCGGCTGTTAAAGCGGGCTATGCTTCCCGTGAGAGCCGCCAGCTCTTCGATAATTTCGCGGTATTGTATACCGTGAATATTTTTATAAAGGTCTTGCTCTATGTCGATATCGATGTTCGCCTGGTTCATTGTCGGGGCTATGTCCAAAACGCCGCAGATTTGCTGGAGTAGCTCGTTCGCGGTCGTCGGGTATGTGAATAGCTCAGGCTTGTATTCCGCGGTTAATGCGTGCGTCTGGTTGTACGCTGTTACTTTGACCTCGTCCTTGTCTTTGATTTTCTCCGAGGATACCACGTAAAATGTGCCGAGCGTCAGCGGTGCGGGCAGTTGTCCGAGGCTGTCCCTCTGCCCTGCGCTCACTTGAAGAACAAACTTGCGACCGAGCAATTCTTTGCCTTCGAGGTGCGTCAGCGTGAGCTTCTGCATTTCGAGGCGACCAATTCCTGGCACTTCGCTTTCAAGGGTCGCGCTTATAAGCAGGTCGCGGTCTGTCATTGTGATTTCTTCGCCCTCGTCCATTGTCTGGAGAAACATCTCCATTTCGCGGGCTGGTATGTCCAAGCCGTTTATAAACTCCTGCCTATCTCGTAGGTCGTCTAGCCGTCGCTCGTGCATACTACCTCTGCGCCTCCTGCGCTATCAGGTTCACTTTGAAGTCGGTTACTAGTCCGCGTCTGCGGTCAAGCACTCCTAGCTTGAGGTCGTTCGCGTAAAATGTCTGTGCTTTGTACGAGTTCGTGTGAATATCGAAGTAGCGCACATTGAAGAAGGGGCGGTTCAATATTCCCGCGATTTGTGCGGCTCGGGCGTATTCCATAGGCACAAACTCCAGCTCTAGTTTCGGAAAGATACCTATCAGAGTACTCCTCATACTGCCTCTCATATTGCGCCCTGCGTCTTTCCAGAGCTTACTCGCTTGCACGTCGTACTTCTTTAATTCTCGTATCTCGACGCCTTCGATTGTTACAAGTGCTTCTGCCATAATGTTATACCAATATCACCCCTTGATTATTTAAGTAGCTCTGGTCGTTAATTCCGTCGATGACGCGACGCACCAGTTCGTCTTCGCCAATTTTTACTATTATAGTCTGAGCCTGGCTTCCTGCGCCACCTTTTTCAGCTAGTTGGCTTGCGATTTTATCGAGCCAGTCTGTGTTATTCTCAAGTGGCACGACCGCTTCGCGTCCTGCTTCTCCGACCACGGCAAGGGTTGCGCGGTCGACCACGCCTCCGCGGGCGAGCTTCGGTATTTTCGGTATGTTCATATTCTTACCGCCGACGCCTGGCACCCAATCTGGTATTTTGATTTGGTTCAAGCCGTTAATAAAGCCGTTAATGATGTCAATCAACGCGTTGATAGGTGCCTTTGCGATTGCTCCAAGCGCGCCAAGCGCGCCGCCTACAATGCTCTTCAACCCTTCGAAGGCTTTCTTCCAGTTGCCTGTGAAAACGCCCGCGATAAAGTCAACCAGTCCGCCGAGTACCGTGAATACGCCGCGTACAAAGCCTCCGATTGTGCTTAGTGCGGTGTTTATTATTCCGCCGATTGTCGTGCCTAGGGCGACCCAGACGGGCTTAAATGTGCTAATAATCCAGTTCACAATTGGCGTTATAAACTTGTTGTAGATTTCGAGCGCTCCTGCCACCAGTTTGCCGATAAAGTCGGTTACGGCTTTCAGCGCTGGCTGTAGCTGGTCTTTCCAGACCTTTTGAAACTCGTCCAAAAATGGTTTAATAATTGGCTCTAGGACGTCGCTGTAGAGCCTCTTAAAGGTTCCCGTGATGTTGCCTAAGAACTCGCCTATTCCCTTCGATATGTCTTTGCCGTATGTGTCCCAGGTGCTTTTTAGCGTGCCTGTGAAGTCTGTCCAGATTGTGCCTACTATTGTGCTTATCTGTGTGAAGACGCTCTTCATATTCTCCATAAGCCCAGTCAGGTTGTCGACGATTTGCGGCGTGGCGTCGGCTAGTCCTTGCAGGAGGTCTGCGGTTATTGTACCCGCCAAGTAGCCGATATCTGAGAAGCCTTGCCTTAATGGCTCTACTAATGGCTCTAGGAAAGAGTTCGCCAGCTCGTACAGCTTCGCGGTGATGTCCATAGCGCCCAAAAATGCGGTAGTAAAATTGTTGGCAATTTCTTCGGCTCGCGGTACTATCACGCTTTCTAGCCCCTCAAAGAAGCCCACAAACGGCGCCGCTAAGAGGTTTATCTCCGTCGCGATTGTTGTTCCCATTGATGTGAGCAGATTTGCAAAGTGTTCGTCAATTTCTCCAGCGCGCTGTCCGATAACCGTCGACCAAGCACTTGTCTGCGCTACTACTATGTTGCTAATGCTCGAGAATACCCGCTTCCCGTTGTTCGCCAAGGCGTCGAAGATTTTGCCTACGCCAGTCGCGAAAGCCTGCCACGACTTTGTACTTTGAATAACCTCGAAAGCTTTCAGGAAGCTATCCTTGATTTTCTGCGCGATTTCGTCGGCTTTGCTTGCGCCCTTGTCCATATTGCCAAGGTCAAAGTCTAGCCCGCTCATATCCATACCGCCGCCGCCTGCGTCGCCGCCGCCTCCGCCGCCACCGCCTGCGTTGTCTTCTGGCTCTTTCAGCACGTTCATTTCATCAAACGCCGCCAAGCCTGCCAGTTCTTTCTTGAGCTTCTTTGCTTGCCCTGCGGCACCGCCTAGTTGTTTGCCTGCGCCTGCCGCGCCTGCGCCTACGCCACCTACCGATTTGCCGACGCTGTCGACCGCTTTCTTCATTCCTTCGGCTTTCTTGCCTCCGCCGCCAAAGAGTGAGCCTATCCAGCTCACCGCCATAACCATAACCTTCACAAAGCCTACTACGTAAGGGATTGCGGCGTTAATCGCGTTGGTTATCATCTGGAAAAAGCCCGCGATATTCGCCTGCCCGATTGCGTTCATAATGTCCGCCAGCCCCCTGGTGAAGGCTGTCTTCATATTCGTTATAGCTGTTTCAATTCCGCCCGCGGCACCCAGCGCTTGCTCTGAGAACGGCTTTATTCCGTTAGCGCCGTTTTGGTTCAGCTCTATCATAGCCTTCATAAAGTCGTTCATACTGACGGTTCCGCTTCGCAAGGCTTCGCCGAGCTGGTTCGAGCTGGCATAGCCCATATACTGCGCCACCTGCTTCAATTGAGCAGGCATTGCGGTCATCATATTGCGCCATTCCATCATATCAGGTTTACCCTTTGCGTAAGCCTGGCTTAATTGCTCGATTGCGCTCGCTTGCACTTGTGCTGGCGCGCCTCCTGCAATTATGGCGTTATTCATTGCCAGGAACATTTCGGTGCTGGCTTTGACGTTGCCGTTCGCGGCTGTCAATCGTTGCACGGCGCTTGCGGCTGTGTCGAGCGTCGTCGGCAGTCCTACGAGCTTCTGGCTCATATAGTCTATTGATTTTTGGGCGTCTTCGGCTGAGATACCCAGGTTGCCCATTACTCGCGGAAAGTTGTTTAGCGTGTCAACGCGTGACACGGCGTCGCCTAGGGTCGATGTGATAGCGCCTATGGCTTTCGATATACCAGCGGCTACTAATCCACCCATTGCGACGGCTCCTGCGCCCATTCCGCGGAAAGAACCCGAAACGGTCGACGAGGCTTTTGTCGCGTTCGAAGCGATTGCGTCAATATCTGCGCGGGCGCGACCGATTTCTTTTCTCATCTGGTCGGCATTCGCGGTTATAAGCAGCTTTAGCTCGTCGACTGTCATTGTAGGTTACCTCCTAATTTAATCGTGTTGCGGATTGCTTGCTCTTCCATTTCTTCGGGAGTCATTGCGCGCCGCTTCTTTTGCGATAGGAAAGGCTCCTTCGGGTAGTGCTTTCCATTATTCACAGCTGAGCCGACGTAAGCGCCGAGGAGGTAGTTCAGCTGGTCTGTTCGCTTTTCGTTCTCTTTTCTCCTGGTGTGGTACGCCGTTAAGTGCTTTTGAAACTGCTTTGGCGTTAATTCCCAGTAGTAATTCAGGTCTAAGCCTATTTCTAGCGCTGTGATTTCGTGGTGGCGCCATTGCGCGCCGTATGTCGATAAACCTAGCGCCTGCGATACTCTGCGTTCTAGTTTATGTCCGCCAGAGCCTCGTTCACTTCGGCTTTGTTGCGCCTCATTGCTTCGACGTTCGTGTTCTGCGGTAAAAAACCCGCCTCCACTAGCGCCTCTGTTACGTCTAACATAATATCGTACTTGTCGCGTCCTGCTTCAAACTGTGCGTCCAGCGTGTCCAGGGCTACCTTTGAGCTAACGCCGTATCTTTGCGCGTTCTCGTCCCAGAGTGCGTGTTCTAATATCTTTGATAAAGCGCGCACGCTTCCGTCTGCGGCGATATGCTCGATAGAAACATTGCCGACGGCTCTTTCGATACTGTCGACTATTCGTGCGTTAAACTTTAGATTTAGCTTCTCGGCTTCTGCCATTATTTCGTACCTCGTTTATGTTGCTGTGGTTCGGGTGGATATAGCGCCACCCGTTCGCTTTTTGTTCTCCTTAAAGAGTGTCTGGCTCTGTTGGGGTGAAGGTTGGCTTGCCGCTTACGCGGATTGTTGCGGAAAAAGTAGCCAAGCCGTCGACGGTCTTTTCGCCGTCCTTAAAGGACTTAATAAAGCCCTTGAATTGCCACTTTGCGCCTGACGGATATGTTACAATCCATTCTTGCATTGTTTGGTTCTCGGCTAATGCCAGCAACTTAGCGATAGTGCCTTTTTCGTCGGCTTTTACGATGTTGCCAGCGATTGCTACCTCGCCTGCGTCTTTGGTGGTTGCGATAAACTCCTTGTAGCCGCCCTCTGTGTCCAGAGTCGTTGTGTCTTGTTCATCACTCTCTACACCGATTTCGCCGATTGAGGTCAATTTACCAATAACTAGGTTTGCGGTTTCGTCTTTCGCCTTGACTTTTTCGAGTCGAGTTCCCATTGTTCGTGTACCTGCCATAGTGGTACTCCTTTCTTGCTTTACGCTTTTATTTTAGCATATCACGCCGTGGAAGCGTGATGTGATATGCACGAGGTCGTCTTGCGCTGTAGGCATATCGCTCGCGCTGTCCATTGCCCAGCCTTCGGCGCAGAGTATGTCGCTCGTGCGCTGGAGAAGCTGTTCGGCTTGGGTTGCGTCCCTCGTCCAGATGTCGATTTTATAGACCGTCATTGAGCCGATATATTCGCTGTCAAGCGTGTACTTTGTCTGATTGCCTGCTAATGAGAAGGTTATTGCTGGCAGTTTCGTTAATTGAGCCGTTGCTCCTTGTATGACGTCCGCTTCTGGGTCTACCGAGCAGAGCATATCATAAATGTACTTTCGCGATACTGACACTTTGCTTCTCCTTAGTTCTTAATCTCTGACCTCATTATTGAGGCGTAACGCTTGCGCACTTGTTCGAGTGCTGGCTTCATATACGGCTGGGCTACCTGCCCTGCGTTGTCGCCGTATGTAATTGAGCCGTTCAGTGGCTGGCTCTGCGCTGTTGCGGCTCCGCGCTGACCTGTT